GTTGACTTAGGGTTGTTGGAGGTCCTCGCACAATATAGAAAGTGGTTTTATAGTAAAAGATCGACTTATATGTTTGATATTTCAAAGAATATCACGACTTACGAGGCCATTGCAGGTTCCTCTACTGATGTCTATTTTCGAGGCGTTAATAGAAGTACTTCCCTTGGGCCCCGGTTCAAAGAAAAACTTACACATAAGGATCCTTTACTTAAAGGAAAACAAGAAGCTTTTGGAAATGGCGATGAATATTTGTTCGACACTCCTCTCGCTAAAGAAATTATAAATTCAGTACAAGAATTTCATGATGAAAATTCGAAAGGTAATAGGTTAATACAATATTTTGAAGATACTTGGAAATGTGAAACCTTACCCGCAGATAAAGTTAAAAATGGTAAGGGAAGAATTTTTTCCAATGGCGGTATAGTTCAATTAATTGAAGAAAAAAAAGAATACTGCCAATTTTCATCATGGTTTATGCATAATAGAATTTATAATGAATCCGGTATTGGTATGAATGTTTTTGGTATAGATTGGCATAATATGGTTAAGTATTTGATGTTCGATTCTTACAGTAATATGACTAAACCCATGTTTAAAGCCATAGATATAAAAAAATATGATGGTATACAAGATAGACCTTTCATGTATACTTGGATACTCATTAAGAGTGGCTTTTATGATCCCAAAGAAAGATTTAGGAAGCTTACATGTTCTGAAAATGCTTTCAATTCTTTCCATATTGATAGAGGTATAGCCTATGAAAGATTAGGAAGTAACTCTTCTGGAAAATTTGATACGGGTATAGATAATACAGGTACCTTAGCATTGTATGTGGATTATGTGGCTTTACTAATATTTCAAGATATAGTAAATGGATATAGTGATAGCCCTATATTGGACCTTACTGTTCCTCAAATATATGCGTATTTAGATGAATATCATAAGTATAATAGGCATATAATGTATGGTGATGATATAGAGTTTACTACTAATCCTTCATGGAGATATTATGATTATTTTGCTGAAGATATTATAATTAAAAAATTTCAGATCATTGGAATTACC